TTGAAAGAGTGCGAGTTCCGATATAACCACCGAGACGAAGATTTAGTGAAAATAATTGCTAAAATCTTTAAGAATAATTTGAGATACTAGTCAAGAGCCTTAATTTAATATAAAATAAATCCCGCAATAATGCGGATGAATAAAAGGGGGATAATATGAATACTAATGACTATTACTTTCGGGCTGACACAGATGGTAAGCATGATTCTTTGAAAAAAGCATTAAAATTTATTTTAAATGAAACTTATCAAATAATTTCAAGAGAACATTTTGATAGAATCCCAGATATTCATATATATCAGAAGTCCAGAGAATTTAATAGTTCAAAAAATCAATCTATTTATTGCCATCTTTGTAAACAATATCCCCCGCATCCGTTGGAATTGCACTCGACGCAAGAATTATAGGAATGATAAATACTAATTTTTTCATTTTATGCCCATGCGTTGATTGTATCCATCCCAAAATAAATTATGATAAATCGTCTGTTGTGCGCAATCACCATTTATTGTTTTCATTTTGCTATCTATTTTATTTCTAATCATCACGCTGTCTTGTCGGGTTATAATATCATGTTTTATATCCTTAAACTCTTTTAATTTTGCTATGGCGCAATCGCAAAACTTGGTTTCATATTTTGCATATTTTGGATAGTAAGCAGATCCGGAAAACCAACTGTGGCATTGCCAGGTTAGATTTTGTTCGTATATATCATCATATCCCTCATAACCTGTGCTATCTTTATGAACGGAAGTCCAAATATAAAATGAAACCCCAGCAATCATAACCAGTAAGATTAAGGATAACAAGATAATCAGTACTAAATTTTTCTTTTTCATTTTCTTACCTTTGTATTATTTTCCGGCATGTTTTGTTTTATCTTCAAAAGAATTCATCTTAAATCTTGGGCAACTAATATACCCAAGGTTTATCGCCTGATCATTAAACTGACTTTTATAACTCTTTGGGCTTCTTGAATCAAAAAATGTCCGTTGCAAACATCGTTTGCATGGGGATTTTATGAGTTTATCCTTTTGTCGTTTTTCCCAGGTCATATCCCAAATCGGGTCATTCGTATAGTCAATGCAATAATCTGGATCATTGGATAAGAATGAATCAAAATAGCAATGAAGCCACTCGGTATTGCGGTTTACATATAGTATCTCGCGGCCCTCTACAAACATAAAAACACTTTTCCACCCATAAATCAGTTGATAAAGAGACTGTATTGCATTTATATTTTTTTCAGATATATTGTAACAAGCAAAATAATTTTTGTTTTGCTCATCAAATCCAAAGTAATCAGAAGTCATCTTCATAATGGCTTTGACTTTATCTAATGATTTTGACTTCGGCTTAGTAAGTATAAAAATCACATCATATTTTGATATATACTGCGAATAACCGCTTTTAGATTCGATTGGTAAATTTGATGATACTATCTTTTTACCTGACATTTTATCTACCATTTTTTATAAAGATTTCGGGTCTTGTTTGCCGCACATAGGAAAGAATTCCTGCGACTGCGGCCGCTTCGTTGCAATGATTGCGGAGCAGGTTTACAAAAATCGCGGCCTTGTCTTCCGGGGACATTGTTAGTTTATTTTTAGCCAGCCAGGTGTCAAGGTTTTTCATTATCTGGGCGATTTCGGCCTGTTCCTCTGTATCGTCTTTTTTGCTAAATTCTTCTTCTCCCCAAAGGACATTGGTAGATACATGAAATTTTGCCATAAAGTTTTGGATAAAGTCAATGGGAATTTCCCGTTTTCCAAGTAAATAATTATTAAGAATTACTTGATGAGATAGACCAAGTTGTTCGGCCGCGACAACTTGTGTTATATTTAGATCTGATAAAATCTTTTTCATTCGGGCGCCTAATTGTTTTGAAGCGTCCGAAACCTTACGGCCTGCCATATATTTTTACCTTTTTATAATTATAAATAAATTAGTAATTTAATCAAAAATCACTTTGATTATAATAGTTCTTGACTTGTGATAATCAGAGTGATATATTATGTCCGTAATCAAGGAAAGGATTGCGCATGTCGATTATTCAAAACATCAAGAATATCAAGATTCCCGGTCGGTATCGGCTGGCAAAGTTCATCACGCTCTGCTGTATTCCCATTTGCACAATGCAACTTTGTTTATATTTTTTCCTTGGCCAAGATTCAGGCCTTTGGGTGGCAATCAATTTCATTGCGCTGCTGATCGGTTTTTGGATTCCACCGATAACCACTGGTTATGGCCTGTTTGATGATAACACAACTAAATAGTTTGTCAAGCAAAAGGAATAAATCAATTTTGGGAACAGGTTGAAATGAACGAATTTCAATTAAGAAGTGACCCGTCCCCGCCAAGATTCTAAAACGGGGATATGAAAGTCAAAAGGAAAGAGAATGGAAAAGACGATAATATGGGACATTGACGGCATTCTGGGGCTACCCCTTGAATCTTACGCTCATGCTATTCCATTGGCGCCTGGGCTTGAACTTTTTAATGCCGTTCTGAAAAGTGCTATCTTTGGCGAAACATTCAACATCATAATCCTGACACACCGACCAGAATATGCCCGTTCTGATACCTTGGACTGGCTACGGTCTGTGTTTAATTTTTCCGACTTTGGAACCGATTTCATCAATAGCAAACTTTTTATGCGCGCGGATGATGATAGTCGGCCAGCGGCTGAATATAAAAAATCATTTATCCAGGAAAATTTCATCGATATTAACGAACAAATCATTTGCGCGTTTGACGACGATCCGGCCGTTGTGGATATGTATCGTTCGATGGGGATTACTGTTTATCAGGCATTCAATAAGAGAGAATAAAAAAACTAAACAAAAAGGAAATGAAATGAACACAATCAACGCAACAAACAACACATACTCTGGCATTGGATTTCTGGGCCTACTGGCGCTGCTTTTCGTCGCATTTAAATTGATGAATGTGATCACTTGGTCTTGGTGGCTGGTGCTATCGCCCGTATTGATTCCGATCGCCTTGGGGGTCGTTCTTGTGATGGTTCTTTGGCTAGTTATGATCAGTCTTGCTATCCAGGATTATAAACATCAAATCAAGCCGGATTCAAAGATGGAATCGGCAATCCCGGAAAAGAAAAAGCGCGGTCGTCCGTTTGGCAGTAAAAACAAAACATACGGGTAAGTTTGTTCTAATTGTTTCACGGGGTGGCTGTCCTTAACCAGCCACCCCACCAGCGTTAAGGAAAGAGAATGAAAGACAGATTTATGTTTTTTGAAAACTATTTAGAAGTCGCCAAGCAATTTGATGACCGTGCGGGAGAGTTTTTAATTGCCGTCGCCGAGTGGACTTTGAATGAAAAAGAGCCGCCAAAAGAATTCGCACCAACGATAAAAGCATTGTCTATTTCGTTGCTTTACAAGAGCCGGGGTGCCCCAAAGGGAAATCAAAACGCATCAAAAAAAGACAATAATTCCGCGGAAATCTCAAATAAAAACAATTCCGATAATTGTTTTGAATTGAATTCAAAAACAAACAAATCAAAACAAATCAAAACAAAAAAACAAGAAACAGAAACAGAAACAGAAACAGAAAGTATTCCTTCACTACGTTCAGGAATACCCCCCACCATTTCTAAAAACTCTAACGAGTTTTCAGAAATGGAGCCCCCCAAAGGGCGGACACTCGATTTTTCATTTTTGCGAACAATCTACGAAATCGACCTGATGAAAAAATTCGCAGAGCATCGGCGGACGATCAAAAAGCCGATCCGAACGCAAGCCGGATTGGAACTGCTGGCCAAGCAGTTGCGGAAATTATCCGGCGATTCCCCGCCAGTAGCGGCAGCAATCGTCGACCAATCGATCGCTGGGGGATGGCAAGGGTTGTTTGCCCTCAAAGTCGGCGGTAGCGGAGTTGTTCCGACCAAGGCGGAAATTCAACAACAGAAAAACCGCGACGGATGGGCGGAATTGATCAAAAACAATTTGGGGGGCGCAAATGTCAAAAATGACCAATGAACAAGCGCGCGCCAGTATCATTCTGGGGCTGCGAAAAATACAAGTTGCATTTTCGATAGCACAACCGCCGGAACAGGACTATATCGACGGCCTGTTGGATTTCTTGCATTCGCGGCAATGGAAAGCGCGGGCGGAATTTTTCCCGGCGTGTGAAATTTTGATAACGGATTCGGAATATGCAAAAAATGCACAATTCGGAAAGTATCCGGCTTTCGCTGATTTTGAACGGGTTCGCAAAAAGCAAAATATCGGCGCACAGAACGACTTCCGGGAAAACCTGGCCTTTGCATTGCGGGCCGACAACTGGTGGTTTCACGACGATTTTCTGACGATGTGCGCGCCGGATCAACGTCGGGCAGTCGACGCATCCGGGGGGATTTCCGAATTATTCCGCCGGGCAAACGACGAAAACCATCCGACGGCGATATCCCGGCTGGTCGATGAGGTTTTTGAAAATTTGGCACAAGTACAGGACGGCATAGAATACGCCGCGATAACCGACCGTACGGGCGGAATGGTCGCGATTGGCACAATCATTCGTCCGGCAATAACGCAAGAGGCGCGATGATGTTCATACCGGCGCAATGCACGACAGAGGGGGCGTTGAATCTTATCGGGCGGCAATTAGAGGCGATGCGGCCAAATGCGCCCCTAGGGTTTGATTTGACGCTTGTTCCGCATAAAAAACAAAGGAGTTGGTTGCAGAATAGATTTATGCATGCGGTGTTTTCGCATATTGCGGAATTTTGCGCCACGAATGATTTTATGCCCGACAATCTTAAAAACTATCTACGGTATTTTAATAGCGATGTGGCAAAAACTTATTATAAGTCGAAATTTGATGTAAAAAGTACCGGAGCATTATCAATCAAAGAATGTTACGAATTTTGTGAAAAAGTTCAGATTGATATGTTAGAGCAAACTTCCGGTGTTTATGAACCAATATACCCGCCAGAAAAAGATTACTTTGAAAGAACAAAATACGGAGATATGTGATGATAGAAATTTGGAAAGATATTAAAAATTATGAAGGGTTATATCAAATATCCAACTTTGGTCGGGTTAAATCTCTTGATAGATCTATCGAATGTGGATATGGAAAAACGAGGGTAATTAAAGGAAAGATTCTTATATCACAAGATCTTAATTCAAAAACAAGTAAGAAATATCTATATGTTTCTTTAAATAAAAATGGATATAGAAAGTTAGCGTTAGTTCATCGTCTTGTTGCACAAGCATATATTTCTAATCCCGATAACAAGCCGCAAGTCAATCACATCAACGGAATCAAGACTGACAACCGCGTGGAAAATCTTGAATGGGTTTCTGGTTTTGATAATACAAAACATGCCATCAGTTTAGGACTATCATTTGGGAATCCAAATAAAAAGAAAGTCAGATGCGTAGAAACACAAGAGATATTTGATTCTATTACGGATGCCGCAAAATATATTGGTAGAGATTTATCGTCTATATTGAAAGCATGTAATAAGGTTGGCAGGATTAAAAGGATTGGTGGGTATCATTGGGAATATTTAGAAAATTATCCCGGACGATCCGGACTATTTTGAACAGACAGGATTTACAAATGAATAACTGGCGTAAATGTAGCACAAGAGGCGTTGAAATGAAAATACTTGAAACAATTCTAAAACTCATCATCACAATAGCGATGATGAGTCTAACTGTATTTGGTGGCTATCAATGGGGCAGTGAAAGGCAAAAGCAGATTGATCAGGCCAATACCGAATTGAACTATTACACCGCCAAGGAATACAACGCCATCGTCATCGATCGCGATAAATGGAAAGCCGTCGCAAATGACATCCATCATTGCGTCAGTATTTGCGAAGAGCAATTTGAAAAAATGAATTGTGGCCTATAAATCAAAGGAGCAGAGAATGTCAAACATACCCCGTGAATGCTATCCCCGCCGCCCGCATCGCGAGCCGATCATTAGTTTCCGATTGCCCCGCGACATATTCAAGAAATGCGTGATCGATGCGTTGGAAGAGAACGTCCGCGCGGAAACGTATTTCACGGATTTAACCGCAAAACTGCGCGCCGCCGCAAAGGTTTATAATTTCAAAAGAGGTAAAAAATGATGACGCCGGAAATGAAACTATCGCGGGATGTAATGCAAGTGCTGAACCTGTATCATATATTCGCGTTTCATGTACCAAGCGAGGGACGCCGGACGCGATGGGAACAGGCGCAATTCAAAATTAACGGCGGCCGCGCTGGGATATCGGATTTAATTCTTGTCATGCCGTTCCGGGTGGTGTTTGTCGAGTTAAAGGCAAAGAATAGCCGCCAGTCGCCATCGCAGCGGGCGTTTGAAATTACGGTAATGCAAATGGGGCATGAATATTATACCTGGCGTAGCGTTGATGACGCGCTGGATTTTTGCAAGTCGGTGAAACACTATGAATTATAGAATTAATGATATATCTAGCATCTGTCATCTGTCCATGCGCGATTTTCAACCGTGTGATAAGTATGAAGTTACGGTTGATATTATCTTGCCGAATACAGATAAAAAGGGATCCACAATCAAAAGCATCCGCGTGATAAAGGACACGAAAGAAGAGTGCGAGGCGCTTCAAAAGGAATGGTATCGATCGGGGGTTTACGAATCAAAAACGAGAGAGATAAAAGTTACCTGGGGGAGAAAAGATGCAACAAGAAAACCTACTTTTTGAAAAAGACAAAAAACCGATAATAGATTGTATGACGCCGAAATGGGCGGAAAAATGGGCACAGGAAGGTCTTTTCAAACGGACGCGGTTTGACAGCATAGACATCTGGCCGGCACGTAAGAAACGATTTGTTTCAAATCTATGGATTCGATTTATAAAAGACGACTGGAATAAGAATCTGAACGACCCCGGCGGCGGCCAGTGGATTAATCCAAATGACATACGTTTGGATCGGAAAATCAGCGTAGCGAATAAGTTTGGTGTCATTCATGATTCGAAAATGCGCGATATCATGATCGGCATGATTTGCACGGAAAATCCTCCATATTCGGCACGATATACCGCCCGGAAAAACAATTGTAATTGGGAACAATTTAAGATTGATTTCAATTATGGACTGCATGAGGTGATGAAATGATCATGCTTGATACCGGCGAACGGATTCTTTTGAAACAATGGCCAGAAATTTTGAAAAAGCGCAAACAAACGCAGTGGAAACAATGGCAAACTCGCAATAAGAAAAAATGGGCAGATTATATGAAAAATTGGCGAGCCAGTAGAAAGCTGGGAGTGTAGAACGCCCACAATCTGTCGGGCTTGACGTTATTGGATATTCGCGCCATCTCCCAGCGCATGCGCGCTGTCCCTATGAAAGCGCAATCAGATTGTTAATGAGGTTCTACACTCGGCTTAATTTTAGAGAACTTTTCATTTTCTGTCAATCGAATTTTCTCAACAAAATCACGAACTTTTTTGCTTTATTCTTTTACTTGTTTGTCAACATTATATCCCTTGAAAATAATTTCAAAAAATATGAAAATAGTGCTTGACATTCAAAAACGAATCGGTTATAATATAAGGGAAGGCAACGGGGAACCGCCAAAACCAAAGAAAAAAAAGGATTAGATATGAAACTTAAATATAGAAAAGCAATGAAAAAAGCAGAAAAAGCAAGATTAAAAGCTGATCCAGAACTGGCTGCCCGTATCGCCGCTAACAAAATCAAAAGAGTAGAAGCAGAAAAAGCAGCGTTAGAAAACGAAGCTGATGCTTTCTTCATGATGAAAGTCAACATGCAGAATTAATCAAAAGGACAAAAAATGACAAACTATCAAATCAAAATTTTTAAAGAAATGAAAAAAAATAATGAGACACAAAGAATAACAAAAAAATCTAGATATACTATATATAGAAATATCACTCAAACCGGTGGTTTGGTTCAATGCGTGGTTACTAGGCCAAACATGTTCGGTTCGTCTTTTTTTGAAGAAAAAAAGATGGTCTAAGATGATTAAAAAAGAAAACCGTGGCGGCGCGCGGAAAGGCGCCGGACGTAAAACTCACCCCAGCGGACATGGGCGGCTTTACCGTTTTTATTTATCGCCAGAACTTGGCGATAAAGTCAAAGCATTTGTCGCGGATTTGCGACAAAAAGAAAAAAACAAAAAAGATTGACAAGTCCAATCGGAGATATTATGATTCATGCGATGTCGCAATGACCACGACATTTTGAACCGATATTTCCGCCCATCGGTCATATCATGTTCCGTTGCGGTTTGACACGATAATCATCTGCTAATAGTCCCGGCATTCCGGGACTTATACTTTTCCCCAGAAATCTAATCTTTTCTAATAAATATGTTATAAACTAAAATACTTCTTGAAAAAGTGGATAATTGGATGCAAACTATGATCATAATTGCGTAGCACTGTGCAAAATATCAGAATGATAGTCGCAGACTGGTCGTACAAATTGCGCCAAGCCGGAACTATCAGATAGCCAAAGCATCTTGCTAAGCGAAAAACTTTTATCGGCCGTGTCGATTGTTTTTTATATATTTTGCGTTACCATATGGTAATTCTCCTTATATGCTTTCCTTTCGGATTACAACACGGCCGACCATTTTTGGGCGCATAGTGTAACCATCCGCACGCTTGCTGCTTGTTTGCAAGAAGACCCGGTGTGATTCCGAGTGTGCCCGCCTATATATGCAAGGCCGGACAACCGGACTTCGCATTTTAAACACGACACCCGGCCGCATGGCGGAACGGGTGTTTTTCATGGAGAAAACTCATGACCGATAAAAAGTTGCTATCCTTGGATGAAAAACTTTCAAAAATACATGAACTGGATGACAAGATCGCATCTATGACCAAAGAGCGGGACGAACTAATATCCGATGTTAAAAAGACGTTAGAGCCCATCATTGATATCAATCCTATTGTTAAAATTTACAAAAAACATTGGTTGGATGACAAACCCCTCTTATACTAGTTGGTAACTATAATGAAGGCACAAGAAATTAGTGAAAATCATGGCAAATGAACAGAATCTTACGGCACCCAAGTTTCAATCGGGAGAAAGCGCAAAAGAAGCGGGACGTAAGGGCGGTAGAGTATCTGCTCATGTTAGACAGCAAAAAAGAGCCATGCGTGACGCTCTTGAATTAGAAATTAAAAATAGAGGCGGTGACCCACAACTTGCAAAAACAGCTATTGATATAATTTTAAGCAAAAATCCACTTGTAACGGCAAGTATGAAAATTAAAGCCCTAGAATATGTGAGAGATACACGAGGGGAAAAACCAGCTGATGAAGTCGTTATGAATCCAGTTATTGTGAAAGACGATATATAGGTCGATGATGTGGAATTTAATTTAACAAAGATCATCGGCCCGTCATTCTATGACCTACATCGAATAATAAAGGAAAAGAAATATACTCATTACTGGTTAAAAGGCGGCCGCGGCTCGCTTAAATCGACATTCTGGTCAGTTGAAATAGTTCTTGGCATTCTAAAAGATCCAAATGCCCATGCAATTTGTCTTCGGAAAATTGCGGATACGTTGAAAACCAGCGTCTATTCGCAGATTCTTTGGACAATCCACAAGATGGGCCTGCGGGAATATTTCAAGGCGACGTTAAGCCCGATGGAAATAACGTATCTTCCGACAGGACAAAAGATATACTTCCGGGGCCTAGATGATCCGGAAAAAATTAAGTCCATCAAGCTGGTATTTGGATACTTCAAATTTGCGGTATATGAGGAATTACCAGAATTCAATGGTATGGAAGAAATCCGCGTGACGAACCAATCTATCATGCGCGGCGGTAATGACTTCGTATACTTTTACACCTATAATCCGCCGCAGAACATTGCGAATTGGACAAACATTGAATCGCAAAAAACGGTATCTAATCGATACGTTCATTCATCCTGCTATTTGGACGTGCCCCGCGAATGGCTAGGCGATGCGTTCTTTATCGAAGCCGATATTTTGAAGTCCGAAAATGAACAGGCCTATCGCCACGAATACCTGGGCGAGGCGACGGGCACCGGCCTGAATGTGTTCACGAATGTCGTTGGACGTGAAATTACGGATGATGAAATCAAGCGGTTTGATAATATCAAACAGGGAATAGACTGGGGGTTTGCGGTCGATCCGTTCGTTTACGGAAAACTGCATTTTGATTCAAAGCGCAGGGAACTTTTTATATTCGACGAAATCTATGGTGTTGGTCTATTGGATGATGTCGCGATTGAAAAGGTATCAAAGATCGCCGACAAACACAGCGATATAATCGCCGATAGTGCCGAACCAAAGAGTATTGCGAACTTTGGGGCGAATGGCATACGCATACGGGCCGCGGAAAAAGGCGGCGGTAGCATTAACTTTGGCATCAAATTCCTGCAAGGATTTTCAAAGATAATCATTGACCCGAAGCGATGTCCGAATGCCTATCGTGAATTTATTGCATATGAATTGGTAAAAAACAAAGATGGTACCATTCGTAACGATTACCCGGACAAGAACAACCACACAATCGATATGGTCAGGTACGCGTTGGAAGACGATATGATCGCATCGCAAAAATCAAACTGGAAAGCAGTTGCGGAAATTTGGAGAATGTAAAAACGATGTTTTGGCGTAAAAAAGTACCGATTGTCCAGTTATCGCCTGCGCTGGTTGATAATGATGTCATAATATCTGATTCTAAAAAAGCAGGATGGCTTTGGCTCTATAACAATCTTGTTGGCCAACAAAAAGAAATCATAGAGCCGATAACATTTGCATCAATGCGGCTTAATTCCAAAGCCGCCGATGTCGGTTCAGAAAAGGCAATCAAAGCATATAATGAGCATAAGACCAGGATTCGAAATCAATGGGTGAATCCGTTTACTTCGGTCAATTCCGGGTATGGCACCGCCCAGATGGCGTATTTTCTGTATCAGACGGTCAATTATTTTGAATGCTATGCGCTGGCCCAGGATTCGATGTTCCAGCGGGTATTTGATATCCTATCAAATTATCCCGTCGCCAAGCGCGGGGAATTGGTAAATAACAGTGTTGTCAAACTTGATGAAATCGAAAAAGCCGCGCGCAAGTATAAAGTCTGGGAACACATCACAAAGGCCTTGCGATCTAACGCCGTGGCTGGCGGTTGTTTAATTTACATGGACTTTGGACTTTCCGGTATGGATTTGGAAAATCCGCTTGATCTATCAAAAACAAATATGAATAAATTCAAAGGATTCATTCATATCGATCCGGTTAATCTGACGCCCATTACAGTGAATAGCAATAATCCGACGGCGCCAGATTATATGAATCCGACAACTTACTATTGCATTGGCCTGGGGACCGTGCATTCTTCGCATTTCTTGAAGTTTGAAGATAACATTCCAGAATTGGTGATGCGTCCGCTGACAATGTACTTTGGCATGCCCTTGACGCAATTGATCAAGCAGGATATCGCCAATAGCAACATGGCGTCCCAGGGTATTGCGAATCTGATCAACCGGTTCCGGTATACGTTCCTGAAAACAAATTACCGGAACTTTTCAACAGATAATGCCAGCGAGTTCAAAGAAAGGTTACAAGCCGAATCGTATTTGAAAGACAACTTTGCAATTAGCCCGCTTTTACAAGATGAAGAAATAACACAGTTTACGACATCCCTTGCAGGAATGAGCGACAATATTGAAACGTTTTATCGCATCATCGCGGCCAAGACATCCATTCCACCGACAATGTTGATCGGGGATAATGCCGCGGGCCTATCGGATTCGCAATCCGGATACCGGCGGAATTTCTACGACATGTGTCGGACGAAGCAAGAGTTGATCAAGCCGAACCTGCTAAAAATGTATGGCATCGTGACCGGGACGATCACGGGAAGTTATGTCATTTTTGACGATTACGAATTCGCCCCGATGGAAGAGATGACGGAAAAAGAGGCGATCGATAATATCAACTCATATATCACCGCCGCAAAGGCCATGACGGAATTGGGGATAAAGCCGGAAAGCGTCATTGATTGGTTAAAAAACAAAAAAGACCTGGGATTGCAAAGTATCGCACTGGATGCCATCAGTGATACGGATAATATCACAGATGATGTATTAGCAGAATATCGTGCGGCAAACGCCGACTTTGAAGAGGCCGACCATCCGCGCGATAAAGGTGGGAAGTTTACTGGTGACGGTAGTGGCGAGGGGGGGGGCGATGAAGATTCTTCTGAAACAAAACAATCGGTCGGAAAAAATCCAATAAAACCTGGAATAGATTCTCCGGCTATTGGTGCTGTCATTATGAATGTTCCTTTTTCTGAAAAGGACGAGGCAAAGGCACTTGGAGCAAAATGGAACCCAGATATAAAAAAGTGGTATATCCCGGACAGTATTCACAACGAGAAATTTCAAAAATGGGTAAAAACCGAAGTTGAAAGCAATTTCAAAACTGAAAAGAGTGAATCCCCACAGGTTCCTGAAAAAGATGTTCCTGATGTCAAATTTAATAATGGGGATTTCAAAGCGGTAAAACAAACCGAAAAGGCCTATCTAGTTTCTGATAAAAATGGCGTTGAGTTTTGGGTACCGAAATCGAAAATTACAAAAGACGGAAATATCAACAAAAATATCCTAAATGTAAATTATGAGGTCGCGCAGATACAACAAGAAAATAAAGCAAAGAATGATTTCTTAAAACAGAATGGGGTTAAATTTAAACCGGATTGGGAAAGCGATAAAGCATACGGGGTCGATATTACTGTTGATTTCTACGATGTAGAAATAACAAAGAAAGTCCGTGTATTCATTCCAAAGTTCGCGATTATGTCAAATGGAAATGCTCAATTTGATGTTGTTGATAAAAATATAGGAAAGGCATTTGAACAATTTGGGGAAAGAAAATACGGCGGATATTCCAGAATCTCAGGATTAGAAGGATATTATGAGCCAGAAGGGTTTAAGCAAAAATATGATAATGTTAGCGCAATTGAAAACTCTAACGATGATGTTGAAGACGCTTCTGATGCAGATATTTTAACGGTTCTTGATGATGAAATATATGTTATTAAAGAAAAATAATGCCAACCGGTTACAAATCCATAGATACCTCGCTGAAAAACAAGCACGCAGAGGTCATGTATCGGGATGCAATCAAGGCATTATACGAAAATCTGTTTGGTAATTTGTTGAAAGAGTTGAAAAAGTCATATACGAATGTCCGGGTCAATAACGCGGTCGGGGAAACCCAGGATATATTTGAACAGTATCGAAAATTCATACAAAGTCCAAAGTTTCAAGAGAAAACGGGTCGGATAGTTGTCAAATGGTATAACACGCTGAAAAAGATGGGGCACGGTCAGTTTCGGGATGTCATGCGCAAGGCGTTGGGCATCAAGTTTGACATCAAATACGGATCGCGGCCTTATGATCAGTTATTCCGACTGGCCATCCAACAGAATGTATCGCTGATTACCAACATGGCCAATCAGACGCTAAACAATATCCAATCGATTGTCTATAACGGCATGACATCCGGCCAGGATATGCCGGATTTGAATAAGCAATTGCAAAATCAGTTCGATATGTCAGCGGAACGGGCGAAACTGATTGCCCGCGACCAATCGGCCAAGGCGCACGCGTCTTTGAATGAATTGGAAATGCAAGACGCCGGTATAGAATTTTTTGAATGGGATACTGCGGGCGATAGCCGTGTATCAACGGGAAAAGGCGGCCATAAACAATTGGACGGTAAGATATATCGAATGGATGATCCCGATCATCTTCCGGTCATAGACGCCGATGGCAATCGTGGAATGCCAGGCGACCGCGTCAATTGCCGTTGCACGGCCAAGGCGGTAATTCTGATGGATGACTACAAGGCAATACGCAACTCCGATGGGTCGTATCGTATAGTAAGAGGTAGAGCATAATGTTGGGAAATTTTTCAACGCGGATTAACAATGAAGCGTCGCATAGAACCATTGATTCCAATGGTTTTTTGTTTGTCGATAAATCGCCAGTGATGCGTGCGGGGATTCTTGAATACCTGGGCAAGGAATTAAGCAATACGGGCGATGTCGACGGGGTAAGGGTTGATCCGGAAAAAGTTTACAAGGTTTTTGTTAGCCGGGATGAATTAGAAAAGGCGGCTGATTCTTTCACTCTTCTACCCTTGGTCAACGGTCACGAATGGCTGGGGCGCGATGCGTCGGATGCAAAGGAGTTTCAAGAGGGGACAACCGGAGAAACGGCGGAAATGGAAGGCGATCTACTGATGGTTCCGCTGAAATGGACGTCCTTGCCGACGGTGGCGCAAATAACGAATGGCGAAAAGGAAGAGCTGTCGTCGAGTTATGAATACAAATTAAGAAAGTCGGATAACGATGAATATGATTTCATCGGATACGACCTGAAAGGAAATCACGTTGCGCTGGTCGATAAAGGCCGGTGCGGTGAGAATGTGCGTGTCTTGAACACGGAAATACTAACAAAAGGTAAAAATATGAAAGTAAAAAATGTAAAGGCCTTTGAGAAGCTTTTCAAGGCAAGCAATGAGGTCAAACTTACTATTGACGGAAAAGAAATCGACTTGGATAAGTTTTTCACCGAAGAAAAAGCGGAAATAAATCCGTCTGGCGCGCCGGCGCATGAGGCCATTAACGGCGATGAAGCGATCTTGGAACTTTTGAAAGACAAAGTTGATGAAGATACCTTGGCCAAAGTCAAGGGACTGTTAGAGGCGGATGACGACACAGAAGTCGAAAATGGCAATGATCCGGAACTTTCACCAAAGACGGACACCGATAAAGAATCCGGGGCAAAGGCTATGAATGAAGATGCCATTGTCGCGAAACTTGCCAAGACATTTGAAACGCGTTCGCAGAATGAAGCCGCATCATTGCGCAAGGCGTATAACGAGGCATCAGCCGTTCTGGGCGACTTTAATGCGTTCGGAATGACCGATCGCGATGTCTATGTCAAAGCATTAAACCATATCGGAATTACGGTTGATAAAGAAACGACCGTGGAAATGTCCGCAATGTTGCGCGCCTACAATGCGACGCACAAGGTCGACAACGCCGCGGTTATTGGGAATGCAACCGCGACGGATGAAGTTGATATCAATATATAACCAAAGGAAAATGAAATGAACGAATTTCAAACACAGGCATTTACGACCGGCGCAATGGGACAGCCGGGAACGATTTCGCGAGTTAATCCCGCAGTGCTAATCCCATTGATTGTTGAGGGAAAAGGCGTTCTGGCCGGAACATTCGGAAAACGCGGAACTAATAAGGAAAAGCAGGTGACCAAACTTGCCGCAACGGATGAAGAAACGGACGGTCTGATTGTCTTCCAGGGATTGCAACCCGCACTGGCCGGCATTGCAAACAGCATGATTCTAAATGAAGGCCAAGAAGTCGGATTGTTAGAAAAAGGTTTTGCCTACATAGTTTCAACAACTGCCACTTCGTTTGGCGATGCTGTCTTTTATAATCCGGCGACGGGAAATATTGCGACAGGAACTGGTGCGGCCGGATTTGACACCGGATGGGTTGTTGAAACCGGCGGGGCCGCAGGCCAAGTCAGCGAAATCAAGAAAATTTAACAAAGAGGAAATTAAATGTCAAAATTTAAAGTAAATAACTCTTATTCGCTTGGCCATGCCAGCAATGCCGAGTTATTGCGCGCAGCGCAAGCAAAAGGAATCATCGGGGTCAGCAATAGCGCGCCGATGATAACAACGCCTAATATCCAGGCGACATTCGGGGCCTTGACCTATATTCGTCCAAAGGCGGTTGAAATCCTGACTGCGCCGATGATGGCGGATTCTATTTCGACTTCTCAAAAGAATGGAAATTGGGGGGATATGGCGGTTAATATCAAGGTGAAAGAATTTCGGCCGAAAACAGTTCCGGATGATGGGCATGCCAACGGAAATATTAAGTCGACCGTTAATTACACGAATGTCATCCGCGGGGTCTATTATATGCAATCCGGGTGGAATGTTACGGATTTGGAAGAGGCAAGAGTTGGCGCGATTCAGGAAAACGTTCGTGCAGACAAGGTAAACTCTGCAATGCTGGCGCTTAACTTGGACTTTAACAACATCTTTTTCAGTGGCATCGTCGAAAAAGGCGTCGTTTCACCAATCTACGGATATCTGAACGATCCGAACCTGTTGCCATATCAAACGGTTACCGGCGGCGTATGGTTTTCTAAAACGCCCCAAGACATATATAACGATATTGTAAAGGCTGTGACGACACTCAATCAGCAATCCGGTGGGCGTGTTCTAAATAGCGGCGGCGGAAAGTTACAATTGGAAGTTGCCGTTGGTTCTATTGGACAGTTAGATCGTTCGAATGAATATCGCGTGACTGCCCGCAGTTTGTTGAAAGAAAATTATCCGAATATGGAAATCATCGGAATTCCGCAGTTTAATAGTGCGGACTCTAATTCCGACGTATTCTATGTTGAATATATCGATCCGATTGGGGAAACGGTGTTGAATTCGTATGTCGAACGTGCGCGCGCATATCCGATCTTTGTCGAAGACTCTGAAACAAGGCAGAAAATATCAGGTTCTACATCTGGTTGCGTGGTTCAGTATCCGATGTTCATTTCCCGTTGGAACGGAATCGGGAAAAGTGCATCGATTTAACAAAGGGGCTTTCGCCCCTTTTTAATTAAAAGGATGAACGATGCCTAGCATTATAAAAAAAGGGACAAACGCGTCCAGTTTTCAACTGTCAAATCGTATGGTTGTTCTTGAACCCGATATTATCACGCTTTTATCCGATTCTGAATATGACGAATTGATGGATACATATGGTTCATTTATAGAACCGCGACAAATTTCCGACAAAAATCCCGGTGGATGTTTTATTTTACACAAAAGTTCGGAATATGCCAAAGACCAGAGTTCCGAAGTTGGAAAGGTCGAAGACGGGTCAAGTCCAATAGACGGCGAACGGTTCCGGAAAAAATGGAAAAAGAATCATGGCGCAAATAACGGTTGATCCGACGCATTTCCGGGAACTGTTTCCGTATTTTGATACGGTAATCCCCCCTATATCGGATCAGGTTATTACAAACGCATCGGATAGCGCTGACAGTTATATCGCAACGACAATCGGCGCCATCCGTCTGACCAAAAAATTGCAAACGCGCGGGGTATATCTGGCAACCGCGCATATTTTGTATTTGCAACTGAATCCGAATAAGGTTATGGGTGCAAATATGACATCGGCCAGCGAAGGGTCGGTCAGCGCGGAATTTTCATTGCCTGAAAATATGCTTGAACGGTATTTGTCATTATCGACGTATGGGATGGAATTGCTGGTGATTTTACAAACAGTCCAACCCCCGACCATTGGGCGGCGGACAAGCCCGATACCATATTATCAAGGCGGGTTTCGTAGTGTTTGAATTTAACGCTGATTTCAAAGATGTCAATCGAATGCTGAATGGCATTGCAAAAGAAATCAAGCGGGTCAAAGGTGTCAAAGTCGGGTATCTGTCGGGGGAAAAGCATCCGAATTCAGACAGCACGTTTGAAAAAATCGCGCTGTCCAATGAATTCGGGGCCCCGGAACATGGATTGCCCCCGCGCGCGTTCATACGAACGGCGTTTGATAAAAGTACCACCTGGATGCTTTTGTTCAATGATCTTTTGAAAACAAAATCGGATTTCAATCAAATCGTAAAATTGGTCGGTCTGCAAATCAGGAATAATTTGATCGAAAGCATCGATTCTAATATTCCGCCGGCGAATGCCCCGGAAACAATCAAAAGAAAAGGCAGTGATAAAACGCTCATTGACACCGGGGCGCTCCGCAATGCCATCCATACCCAGGTTTACTGATGTCTTTAAATCTTCACGATATTGTCGGGGATCGTCTGACGGTTGTCAATGACTGGCAGACGATGATTTTTACGAAAACGATGCAAACCTATAATCCGTCTAATCTGGAACCGACGACAACCACGGAAACAATAACGATCCAGGGAAAACTTCAACCGTTATCACCTACCGAGTTGTATAAACTCGGCTTCAACATACGCGATTATCAGTATTACAGAATCTATGTTTCCAGTCCCGCGACAACTTTGTCGGAAATAGATCAACGCGCCGCCGATACATTCACATGCAATGGATACGAATACCGGCTTGTGGGGGGAATCCCGTGGGATGATTCCGGCTGGCGAGAATGCTATTGTTATCAAACACGGAAATTACCCGATGACACGCAAACAAATAATTCAGTACCTGGTGGGGTTAATCCAACAAACGGAGCCTAACTTTCAATTCGTTAATGCATATCTGGATGGCAAAGCGACACCAGTGCCCGGCACAAACTGGGCTAGTTTGGATTTTATCAATAATCGTAATGTCGGATGGTCACAACATCGGCCGACCGCTTATGATTCCGCAACTGGGATAATAACATTATCTAGCGATCTTCTTCGCATCGCACGGATTCAATTCGATTATTACGGCCCGGATGCCGCCGATAACGCCGATAATCATAATCATATCTTGATGGACGCGCTGAACGGTGATCCGCGACCAGACATTGGACTTCGAGGAAACCTATCAGATACGCGCGATTTGACCGAGTTAATGCCCGATAAAAAATGGGGATTTCGATATTCATTCGATTGCGAACTATACGTGATAAACACGATTATACAGAAATCACCCGCAATTGAGAATTTCGTTATTGAAAAAATAATAAGAGCAAACTAAAAGGATAAAATATGCCATTACCGTTTTCAAAGTTCGTATCGGTTGCTGCGGTTATTGCAACGCCACCGTTTACGGTTGAAAAGAAACATGCTTTACTGGCCATGACCAGCCCATTAATTCCCAGCACGGCGCCCGTGATTGAATTTTCCGGCCCCGCCGCTCTGACCAACTTCGGTCATTATTTTGGGACGACAATCCCTGAATACACTTTTGCCAGAAAATATTTAAATTTCTTGTCAAAGTCAGGGACGTCTCCGGATAAATTATTGGTCGCGCGCTGGTATAAAACAGCGGCGGCCGCGTTTGTGATGGGGACAACCCCCGCGCCTTTATCTGTTATCAAGGCATTCACAACGGCGGATTTAACAATTTCAATAAATGGTCAAGTGGCCACTGATACAATGGATTTCAGCACGGCCAATAGTTATTCGGATGTTGCGGCTATAATTCAATCGTCATTGCAGGGCAACACTTCGGGCGGGGCCGCTTGGACGGCCGCGACCTGTGTCTTCAACAGTCAGGCGGGCGGGTTTATTCTGACGAATGGAACAACCGGAGCGACTTCGCTCATTGATTCTATTTCCAGTAATACCTCTGGCTTGCTTAATGCGCTGGGCTTTACCTATGCAACCATCAGCACTGGCGCGGATCCGGAAACATGGACTCAATTCTGCGATCGTATTCTGAATGCCAACACGGCCGGATTTTCAATCACGACTTGCGAAATATTGCAAGATACGGATATTACTTCATCCGTCGCATGGTTGCAGGGTATGCAGGGACAACAGACGATCTATACCGTATGCCGATTGGTATTCAATTTGTCGGATAAATTATTGGCCAAGTCATTGCAAGCGCAGATGAAAACACTGGGATATACCGGATATGTCATAACTTATGACAAGTTCGGTGATTTGCCTCATACGTTGAGTTGCGCGCGCGCCGCCGCCACAGATTATAACACGGTGAATAGTGCGCCGAATTTTAACTTTACGCCGGCTGTCGGATATACGCCGATTACAAGTTATGATACCATTGGAGATTATCAGGCCGGAAACACGAATCTATCCGTTACGCAGGACTTGGATGATTCTAATATCAGTTATATCTATTCGGTCGGAACTGGAACGCAAAGCCAAACGTTATACGGCCTTGGACAAATGAATGGCGTCTTTCAAACGGAAGACGTTCAGGTTAATGAATCCTGGCTTGAAATGGATATAAAAACCGCTGTTATGAATGGATTTATTTCGGTGGAAAAGTTCAAGTTGCAGGGGGCGGATGCGGCCGCGGCTATTGGTGCCTTGATCGACCCGTCTTTCCAACGCGGAAAAGCAAACGGAACGATCGCCAATGGCGGAACGCTGACTGACACAAACAAACTCAGCATTTCCCAGGCAACGGGTAACCCGCGCGCCGTTGATGCGGTGGCCAGTAACGGATATTATTTCCAAATCCAACCGCTGACCCAGGATGATATTAACAAGCGTCAGGTTCGTATCCTGGTCTGCTATCTGGCGGCCGGGGTTGTGAACTTTGTCCGCATCATCAACAGAATTTATCAATAAGGAGTAAAAAATGGCTGATATTTCAAATCATCAGATCGGGGCAAAGAGCGTATCCTATACGCTTTCCATTTTGCCAATCATGCCGATTATGAAATTAGAGGGGTTCGGCCCAGAGGGTATGGAATGGGAAGATGCCGAAATCGGAAACTTTCGCATGGGCGCAGATGGATTGGGGGCAAAGAATCAAAAGCCATCAACTTACAAATGCACGCTAAATTTGCAACCAAATTCCAACCTTGTTCCGGAAATGGACAATATTTTGAATCTGATTCGAGTCGCATGGGGGAAATCGCTGGTTGACTATGTCCTGATATTGGTCGAGGTCAACAATGCCACGGGCAATAAAACAATCTGGTCTAATGGAATGTTTACCAGCGACCAAAGCGGAACGCCGGTTAATCTAGAAGATGGGCAACAAACAAGAAAATATCACATGGAATTTATGAACAAAACCGTATTTCCATTGTAAAGGATAAAAAATGATTGCGCATGAAAAAATCTTGGAAATCGACGACCTTGGAAATCCTTTGAAATTCAAAATTGTCCCGTTTCCGGTATTGGACGGATTTCAGTTTATGGTAAAATTTTCAGAGGAATGCAACAAGAATCCTAATAAGGTTATTGCCAGTTTTGCAGATGATTTGATTCCGTTATCATCCATTGTTACCACTGCCGGGGATGTGCCTTTGAAAATGACAAATATCGGAATGTATATTCAAAACCCGCTTACAATTTCCAAACTTTGCCAAGAGATATTCCAGTTTCAAAATGATTTTATGAACGCATCGGACGAATCCCGCGTGTCTTGATGCAGTCTAAGCGGGATGTTAGATTTGTTGATTTCGACATTGAAACTTCGGTTGGAAATATCCTTGATGATTGTGTTGCCTCGATTGACTTGCGTCGAATGAATTTTTGGGATTTATATTTAACTAATGTGTCGGCTTACGTTCGCTCTCAAAACCAGATTTCCGCGATAAACAGACAAAAGGTATCGAAAAATGGCTAATCAGGCGATCGGGGATGCTGCTATTAATTTCAAAGTTAAAGCAGATGGCGCGTTATCCTCTATCAAAAAACTTCAAGATAAATTGGGGGATTTAAAGTCCGGTATAGTCGGCGACATGGTATCGCTTGGCGGCGCATACTTTGGGATGCAGGCCATCCGCGGCGCGTATGATTCCGCGCAAAAGATGGTCAACTTGGCCGACCAATGGAAATTGCCGGTCGAACAGGTAAGTCAGTTTTCAAACTTGATGGCGCAATTCGGTGGCAGCACGGATGACGCATTGAATAGCGTGGGCAGTTTGCAACAGGCGATAACCGACCTTCGGACGACCGGATCGGGCGCATTGATAAATCTTGGTGCGCAGATAGGCCTTAATCCGTTCAAGGGAATGAATGGTCAGGTTAAGAATTCCCTAGAACTTATGTCCGATTTGCGCACGCGTATGAAAGCGTTGCCGTCGGATGTTCAGGTCAAGGTTTTGCAAGAGGCTGGGATGAATTCCCCCGCCATGCTGCGTATGATGCGGGCATCCGATTCCGAATACGCGTCGATGCTTGAAAAAGCAAAGTCGATGAATGTCATTGATGCGGATCGTGCGCAAAAACTGCGCGATATGCAAATGACGATTGAACGATTAAAAAACTCGTTTCAATCGGTCATGATTGCCCTTGCGCCCGCGCTGGATGTCGTAACCGGAATGATGAACTGGTTCAGTCGGCAAAGCGGGGTTGTAAAATTCGCGCTAATTGGTGCGGTTGCGGCTGTCACTATATTGCCACCTATATTGCGCAGCGCGGCCAGCGTTGCGGGAATGATTGCCAAAGGGTTTTCGCTTGCGGCCGGGGAAAGCGCCATTGTGGCGCGGAATGCAAGAATAATAAGTGCCACGGGTGGTAAAGGATTCGGCGGCGGAATTGGATTAAAAAGCGCTGGTAAAATGGCCGGGGCGGCCGGGATAATCGGAACGGTCGGCGCGCTTGCGTTCAACGTGGCGGCCGAACCTTTGATGAAGGCGGCCGGTGTTGGGGAAAAGACCCAAGAATCGGTTATGTCCTATGGGAATGCGGCCATTGGGGGCGCGACTGTCGGGGCCATGATTGGCTCTATCATTCCAGGAATCGGGACGGCCATCGGGGGCGCGATCGGCGCGGGCGTCGGGTTGCTTGGAACCGCTATCACGCGCAACTGGGATGATATTGTCGGTAATACAAAACAAATCCCATCGGTTGCGGGCGCGGGTGGATACAACGCCACGAATGATAATCGGAATATTACCAACAATAACAATTACACGATAAACGTTGCGGATGGAACGGATTTCGAATCAAAGTTCAATGCGATTCAGACCCGAAACAATGCGCAATCAGCGACGGCGATGATGTAATGGCAGGATTAGTAAGCAGCATTACCGACGCGATCAGCGACCAATGGGATACCTTTGCCCAATCGACCTATTCGATTGCTCTAAGCGGGACAAAGAAAATATACCTTGAATTCGATACGATTGATGAGGTCAGCGTCCGCGGATCAGCGACGGTCACAAAGTATCCGGTTGAAACGGGATATTACGTTACGGATTACAAATTCGCTGAAAACAATGTCGTCACAATGACGGGAATCATATCCCGCGCGGGCAGTGCGGGGGTATTGGGCGCAAGTTTCGATATTTCATTCAGTTCCATATTTTCCGGACAATGGCCGACGATTAAGAATAAAAAGCAAATGATCGCGGACGTGCGGGAAAAACTGATAAAACTAAAAGATATAATTTCCTTGGTTGATGTTAAAACGAAAAGCGGCCTTTGGAAACGGATGACGCTGACCGACTTTGAAATCAAGGAAAGTCTTGAAAATTTCAGTTTGTTTGAAGTGGAAATGACATTTGAACAGGTTCGTTTAATTGCAAGCGCGGGCGTTGCGCCGGCAAATCCAATAGATTCAAATACAGTCAATCAAGGAAAGCAACAAGTTGTCGCGGCCGATCCAACTACTAACCAAACTATTATTTTGAAAACTTATGAATCTGGCGGGGCTTATTCGCCAGTTCCGGGAAGCGTTTCGTCAGTAATACCGGGATTACAATGATACAAATTCTAAATCTTAATCAAGTTCCAAATCAAACGCTATCTGTTAACTTGGCTGACGATTCCGGTAATGTCATGGCCGTGGATATATCGCTACGGACTTTGTCTGATAATTATCTGTATATGGGTTTGATGTTAAACGGCGATGTTCAATTCCGATCGCGCCGTTGCATAGACGGGCAACCGCTGATGCTAAATAATAAACTGGGAGGAAATTTGATGTTCGTGGACTTATTCGGAAACCAAGATCCATTTTACACGGATTTTAATGACCGTTATGTTCTGGCATATATTCCCGGGTATACGATATGAAAAAAAAAGACAATGAATTACATTGGGATATTCCGCCACGTCGGTTGACGCTGGAAATTTTGACTAAAAGCAACCCGCAAGCCAAAGAGGTAATACTAGCACGATTTAATGAAACGCATCGGATAACATTCAATACCAGCGATTCCGTTAGCGGGGCGGCCAATACGGCGGATATAGTTATCGGCGGAATGCAAATAGATAAAATGTATTCTCTTGCTAGGTCTCCGACGACCTGGGTTCAGAATTGGATGAACTCTCGTATAGTTTTGACAGGTGGGTATGAGGGAAATACCGGAATACTTTTTGATGGAACGATTATAGAGGCGAAACCAAACCTGAATACGGCCGATTATGAAATAGGGTTGAAGTGCATGGCTGGGTTTGATGTTGCCCTGATGACCACAATAACTGTTAACAAACCGGGACCGGTAAATATCGAAACTATCGTAAAAGAAATTGCGAAACAGGCGAATTTGGCGACAGATATAGGGGAAAATGCGAAAAATTACCAAGTCAATGATTTTTTTGTAAACAACGTTACGTATATAGAGGCCTGCCGACAATTATCTAAACAATCCTATTTTGGAAATGTTCGCGAATTACTTGTTTATATAGATGGAAATACAAAAAAAGTCAAAGCACAAACTCTTTGGGAATCTATTTCAACAAAAACTGCCCCACTGTACGTCGGTCCGTCTAATTTGATTGGAAATCCGCGCCCAAGCGTTCTAGGGGTGGATTTCGACATCAGAATGGATCCGTATATTCAAACTGGAAAAAGCGTTGATTTTCACAGCGTAAAGTTAAGTTTGATGACCGGTAAGGGAAAAGATAGAAAACAAATACCGATTACGGTCAAACAATACAGTCACCACGGGGATACAAAGGGTAAGGATTGGAAAACAACTGTGAAATCGATACTTGTTTTAACAAATGAACAATTAGCCAAGTTAGGCGTTACTCAGGATACAACAACCCCGCCTAGCCAAACAAACCAAAGCACGGCGCCATCTTCACCGGTAGTCGCATCGTGAATAAAACAATGAATAAACTAACCCCTGCTATGAGTCCGGCAATATATGGGGATACCTATGCCGCACAAGAGCAGTTATTAGATGTCTATCTGAAAAACAACGTTTCGACGGCAATGCCGGTGGTGGTGAAAAAGGTTCATTCGCCATTCATCGATGTCGCCCCGGTTGTTCAAAGCGTCAAGACGGACGGCACGGCAATTCCGATTACGGATAACGACATCATTCACAATATCCCGGTACTGATGCCATCCGCGCGCGCGGGCGCGGTCAACATTAAATGGCCGGTTGCGGTGGGCGATTACGGGTTGCTGATCGCCTGCGCGATAGACATTACGAAATTCAAGAATTCGCGCGCGGTATCGCCGACGCAATCCAGTCGCCGATACAAATGGTCGGACGGATTCTTTTTGCCTTTGGATTTCGGGGGCTTTTCCGGGGACTTTGAATTCAACGGCGATGCGAAATGGAGTGGGGATATTGAACAAACCGGTAATTTGAAAGTCAGCGGCGACCTGACCGCCGGAACAATTTCCGGGGATATAAAATCAATTACCACTGGCGGCGCGCCGACTTTCAACGGTATCATTAAAGATGCAAACGGTACATTGCATACAGTTATAAATGGAATTATAACAGCATGAATAGCATACAACTTGACGCGAATAACAATATCGTGATTGTGAATAAACGTATTGGCGTCGTATCAGATATAGACGCATCGGCGCAAAATTCCCGCACACGAATCAGCATGTGCCTGGGCGAAGATCCATTTGCGCCAGACGATGGGATTGACTGGTTTTCCGCAATATTGGGTAAAATGGGCGGCGTTGATTACATCATCGACCAAATACGCAGCCGAATTATGGACAGCCCGGACGGAGACATCGTCGGCGTCGGAAATATTACGTTGGATCGCACGCCTGGAAATATATCCGTCACGGCGGATATTCAAACAATATACGGGGGAACGACATTATGAATTTTTTCAGCGTTGATTCGCATGGTGTGATTTCCGTCGATTCTTCATCTATACTGGCCGCATTTCAAAATTTGTATCAAACCATATTCGGAGCAGATGTCTCGCTAGATGCGTCCAGCCCCCAGGGTCAATTGATTACTGCCGACACGACCGATCTGATAACCGCCCAGACCCAGGCGATGCAGGTTATTAATTCTTTCAATCCTTATTCCGCCGTCGGTGCGGAATTAGATACGGTCGGTGCATTCTTTGGATACTTTCGAAAGACAAACGCGCCGACAATCGTTATCGTTACCTGTACCGGCGCGACTGGAACGGTAATCCCGGCTGGATCGTTGGTATCGGACGGAACGAATCAATACCAATCGTTAAACCAATTGACCATTGCGGAAAATGGAATCGTAAACGGTCAATTTGCGGGCGTTACCCCTGGGGCCATCCTATGCTATGCGGGCAGCATTAATACGATCGTCAATATGATTCCAGGGTGGGATACGGCAACAAATCTATCGGATGGAATCGTCGGATTTGATGTCGAATCCGATCCAGAGTTCCGCGGACGTATTGTATCCAATTTCATGACGATCCATGCGCGCGCCATCCTTGGGGCGATTATCGATAATATCGCGCAATTGCCTGGGGTCAGGAGTGTGGTCGGCCGGGAAAATCCAACACAGAACAATATGACAATCGATGGGGTTGTCCTGCCGCCTCATTCGGTATATCTTGCTATTGTCGGCGGGGCTACTTCGGATATCGGCGGGGCTATTTGCAAAAACAAGACGATCGGCGCCGATACTGTTGGAAACACGATCGTCACATTCTTTGAGCCGATTTCGCAATATAACTATATCTATAACATCCAACGCCCGGATGAAGTCCGGTTACATGTTGCCGTTCAATATCAGGAAAACCAATTTACCTTAACGGATTCCGAAACAACTGCGATCGATATGATAATGGATTGGATTGCAAATAATCCGTTGCAAATCGGGCAGACTATATCCGGGAATATGCTTGCCGCATCTTTGGCTAATTTTGCCCAGATGAATATCCTTTCATTCAAGGTTGGGGTTGTTGGAAGTTCGGCCGGCGTTGGGGATTTTGTAACAAATACCATATCGCAATATCCGATATTGTCGCGGGAAAATATAACTATGACCAAGGTGTAATCATGCCGAATTCAACACCTTTTACAACCGCCGCCTTGGACATTATACAAAAGCAATATACGGGAACGAATATACATGGTTTGATTCTTGGAAAAGCGGGGTTGTGGGATAGATATTACGGTAATCTGTCGGAAAGGTTCCAAAATGAAATCGTAAATATAGATACTTGCATCCCACAGGCATTGGATAATTTCTGGGGACAAAGGTTAAAGATTTCAAGAAATTTCACGGCAGAGGACGGAACACCGATAACATTATCGGATGAAGATTTCAGAAAGATCATAAAAATCAGAACCTTTGCAACAACATGGGACGGATGTGTTCCAACAATAAATTTATTTCTAAAAAACCTATTCGCAGATCGTGGAAATGTTCATGTATACGATGGACAGAACATGACCTTTCAAATTGTCGCGTTCTTTCCATTATTGCCATGGGAATCATGGGTTTTCAATAATTACGATATTTTTCCGCATCCAGCGGGTGTTTTGATTCAAGTTATCAAATCTGATCCATACAAATATTTTGGATTCAATTACGAACCGTTCAAACCGTTCAACGTAGCACCAATGAAATCAAGGAAAGGTTAAATGTTACAATCAAATTTACAAACTCCAACGGCTCTTGCTGCTGTTTTTGCAAGCGGCGGCCCGTTTAATACTTTACCGATACAACCGACCGGAAGCGGCGCAGCGTCGCAGATCGAAGGATTCCCAAAATTGACGATGCCTGATAATCCTGGCGATCCGACTGCTGTTCCCCCTAGCGGTGAAGATATGAACGGATTTTTGAACGCGATCGGAAGTCATTTATTCAATGTTCAAAACGGATTTTTTTATACTTTTAACCAATCTGTTTCCGATTTAATCGGAGGATATCCTAATGGCACAATTTTGATTTATAATATGTCTGGCGGACAACCGTTTTTTGTTCAATCAATTAGGGATAATAACAATGTTAATTTCTATACTAATCCATCATCAATTGGGGATGGAGTAAATTGGCAAAAAATATCGATAACAAATACAGATTTTATAAACGGATTAAAAACAAAAGTTGACCTTGCATCCGGCGTTTCACAATCTAACGTCGATTATATCGTTTATCGGTCTCCTGCCGGAGTTTATCCAACATATTTTATTTATAAATCTGGTATGGTTTGGCAAGGTGGTGCAACATCAGGAGTTGTCACATCTTTAACCTTTCCGGTACCTATGGCGAATAACAACTATGACTGGTTTTCACAATGGCAAGGAACAAATGTATCATTTAACTTTTCTTATACCACTGTTGGTGTTGCTGGCACTACTGGATTTACGTCGTTGTTGCGATCTGTCACGACGGCACAAAATGCTAACGCATACACAAACTGGGAATCTGGAACAAGATGGTTTTGTTATGGAAAAGCCAATCCGAATTGGTTGCAGGCTAACATTCCAGGGTTTTAAAAAAGGATAGAAAATGAATTTTAAGATTGGACAAAAAGTTAGTTTAAAAGATTATACGGATGCAGCGTTATGGTGTAATCTAAATGACGCGCATATAGAACAAAAAGGGGAAGACTACACTATAACAAAAAATATTCCGTATATACTATCAGAACAGGATCAGATCGCAATATTACAATCCGAATTATCTTCAATGGATTACAAAGGTCAAAAATATATTGATGGAGAATATACAAATGACGAATGGGATGTAATTAAGTCGGAACGTCAGTCATTGCGTCAAAAAATACGCGATTTACAATCAAAATAATAACCAAAGGAGGCACGATTGCCAAATTCCCGTGGGAGGGAATTTATGAGAGAGATTTTTAAAGACAGAAGTGAAAAAGAAATACGGTTGCTTGGGGATGCTTTGGATCTAAACGAAAGACAGCGTCAGGTGTTTTACGACATATATCTAAAACAACGAATGTCAAAAACCCGGGCCAGCGAATTCGGAATGTCACCGCGTGCGATGGATAATATGCGGGCCGAAGTGAAACAGATTGCGAAACAAGGATCAATACGCTTGCTTTTCAAATATTTGAATATGCGGTAACTGTACGGAAAGTTTCGGAAAACATGTGTTAGAATTTTAAAAAAGTCGTTTATTAATAGCCATGATTCCAATAACGGAATCGAACATAAAAAGAGGGCTATTATGTATAACGACAATCCTTATATACCGTATTCTAGGTATTACTCGGGATTAAATCCCTTGTATAATCCAGATGCTGCGTACATACGAAGTCAATTGAGTTCACTTTCTGCCAATCCCGATTTTAATCAGGCAAATTCTGCGGCTTTGCCGTGCCGAATGGTAACGAATATAAACGAAGCAAAGGCCGCCATGATCGACGCCTTTAATACGTTCGTATTTGTTGATTCATCCAATGGAAAGATTTACACGAAAAAGCTCCAAAATGATGGAACTGCGGCGTTTAAAACTTATGTCATTGATATGGAAAAGCCTGACCTGAACCAACCTGATAGCTCTCTCGAATCAAGATTTGCAGGAATCGAATCACAATTGAAAGAAATAAAAGGAATAATCGATGGATCCTATGCAAATCATACAAATGGCCAGAGCTTCGTCAAATCCGGGGGCATACCTGGAAAAAATGGCGCAGCAAGACCAGATAGTGGCGAAAGTCCTAGAAATGACCCGCGGTAAGACACCCGATGAAGTTATGCAAATAGTCCAACAAACTGCACAAACGCAAGGCGTGGACTTGGCGGAACTTCGTAAATCGTTGGGATTCTAATCCATTCCTTGCGAAGTGCATAACTTCAAAAGGATAAAAAATGGCACTTGATGTTGGTGGTGTCCCGATGGTCGCGACAGGCGGCTGGGACAATGGCGGTGGCGGTTGGATGGGCATGTTGCTCTTGATCGCTTTACTTGGCGGACGCGGATTCGGTGGATTCGGCGGCGGCTGGGGTGGATGGGATGGCGGTTTTGGCCGCGGTTTCAACTCTCAGGCCGGACTTGGTAATGAAGTCCAAATTGGATTCAATGATATAAAGCGTGAAGATGAATTCAAACATTTGCGCGATGGTCAATTTGGGCTGCAACGCGACATATTGGAAACAAAATTCGCAAACGAGGCATGTTGCTGCAAAACGCAAAATCATATTGATCATGCGAGTTTTCAAAACGCGATCCTTGCTAAGGATGCGGAATTGCGCGCCCAGGCGTGTTGCTGCGAAACAAACCGCAATATCGACGCATTGCGAAATGAGGCGTCACGGAACACTTGCGATATAATCCAAGCCGGTAAGGATAATACGAATGCTATCCTGACATTCTTGTCTACAACAAAGTTGGAAGAGGCGAATGCCAAGATCGCGGCCCTGGATGCTGAAAAGAACAAACTAGAAATCATTGCTGCTATGAAGCCTGTGGCTCCTGTTCCGGCGTATTTTCAACAGAATCCGTTCGAGAACTTTGTACCAAGAGTGCATTGCGTAGACGAAGGTAAACGTTCGTAATGAACGACGAGATAGTCTTTAAAACCTATCTCGTTTCAGTGGCTAACTTGGCTGTCAACTCTGAAATTCTTGATCTAACGAAAAAGAACCACGACATGATGGAAAAGTTAGTCACTGTCAATCTTGAAATCGCAAAGCTGCTAAAAGGATCGAACGATGGCTAAATTACAGGGTTTTCTTGATATTGTGACTAATCAAGAGCGCTTACATAAGCGTTTGATGAATGCGAATCATAAGATAAACATTCAGGGCCTGAAACGGGTACACCGGTGTTATGCCGAAGAATTCTATAAACTTGGCATTTACATACAGAATTTTTCAATTGACTACCTGAAAGAGACGATAGAGCCAAATAACGGTATTAGTGCATTTGTATCACAGACAAATGGAGATTGGTTGGCCGAGTTAAAAGAGAACATGCGAATGTTTGTTAGCGAGGCTAATACTGATCTAAAAAAGCTTGGGATGCTTAATAACGACTATCGGAATGAATTTGGTATAGAGTTTAAACCTGCGAAAGAGGCGATTTGCATTCTGTCCAAGCTGAAATGCAAATTTGAATCACGTTGGTGGGATGATTTTGAAAAAACCGGATGGGATCCGACCTATATCAAATTGTGGGATCGCAAATTACACAATAAATATAAAGAGGTTGAAAAGGAAAAGAGATACGATTATTAGGAGTAACCGTAGCCCCGATTGGGGCTTTTTTTAATGAAAAAAAGAGAGAGT